TTCAATTTACAGGAGATAAAGCTAATCAACAAGTGACAGCAAATCTAATGTCAAATACAGCTATGAAATATGTTGCATCACCATTTATTGCTGATGGGACAGGATCGGGTTATGAATACCTTGTAGCAAAACAGAAAACTGAATTTTGTTCATACGGTACTCTATATATACTCGTGGAAGTCCCATTAGAAGTAACTGCTGATGTCGCACACACAATTTATTGTGTTCCTAGCTTTCATGCGACAAATGTTGAACTTTCTAATCCATCAACACTTATCAACTACTTGCCAGCCAAACATGTTTCATCTGGTCCTTTAACTACGGGTTTTGATAACACTTCCCGTAGTGCAACTCAGACTCGAAGCTCTCCTATAGCTTCAGGTCCCTCAGTCCCCATTGACAAAACACGAAATCTAGAAATTTCAATGGGCGACCAATTTACTCATCTTAATAAACTTCTAATGTCTTACTTGCCTTTTAGTTCTACTAAAATCATTACAAATTCAGAAGCTTTGGTGGTGAACCCTTATCAGTTTCGTGCGACAGTTGACTCTCAATATATTGATTTAGTCGACTATTTCGCGGCAGGATATGGATTCTATACCGGGCAAATGGCTTTGCGTATGGTAACGCATGAGAAACAAGGGCATATTGGTGAATCCTTTATAATGAGTACGTTTGCAAATCAATATCGTAAGAATACAGATCCATCTGGTTTTAAGTTACTAGATGACGCTTCTTACATGACGCCTGGAGTGAGGTGTATACCACACTTTGCTCAAGAGGGCGCTGTTGACGCAGTTGTACCACATTATCAAGCTTTTAACATAGCTCGAGTTTCTCATCCTGACACTTTTGCAAGTTGGAATGATGGACAATTACCAATTCATTGGTTTTTCAAATCATCCACCGAGCAAAAGATCAAAGTCTTTAGGGCAATCAAAGACAAATTTCGTTTTGGTTTCTTGACTGGTTTACCACCTTTTGTGATAAACCCTGAAGCCATCGTCCACTCTGGATGAGTTTCCTTTTATTTTCGTTTTAAACTTAGGTTTTTTTTTATTAAAAATTTTATAAAGTCAATTTTAAAGCGTCGCTTAATCAATTAGTA